GTGCTGACCAGATCTGGTCTGGTAGGCAGGAAGAGTTCAGGAGTGCCTGTCTTGAGGAAACGGCTATGCCGTATCCTCAGGGCAGATACAAAGAAGTACTTTCCGCAGGGAAAGTGCGTCCTCTACTCATTTATGATGAGTGGAACGACGTCTTGGCTCCTTTGCACAAGTTGCTTTACAAGCATCTTGCGAGGACCACAGACTGGCTCTTGTTGGGTCCCCCCACGGCGAAGAAGATGGAATCTGTCTGTGTTAGACGTTACCAGACTTCTGTTGACCTGGTAAACGCTACTGACGGTCTGTCGCTTCGTACGACAGAGGTGATCCTCGATTCGTTGTTTTTTGGTTCTACCAAAATTCCACGAACCGTTCGTAAGCTAGCTTACGAATCCCTCCACCCTGTGGTGGATGGGAGGATCGTCCAGCATGGACAGATGATGGGATCCTACCTCTCTTTCCCCCTTCTTTGTCTCCACAGTTATCTGGCTGCCCGCTGGGCAGTAAGAGGCTGTGGGGATCACCGAATTCTGGTTAATGGAGACGACTGTGTCATCTCTGCCGACCTTCCGTTTCAGGCCCATCAATACCCTCCTGGGTATTGCCTGAACGACCAGAAGACAATTCGGTCTGAGAACGTAGTTGAGGTCAACTCTACTGCGTTTCTAAGAAAGGGGGGAGGTGCTTGGCGAGAGGTCAAACACCTTAGGAGAGGCGGGTTTACTACGACCTATGACGGGCTGATGCATGCTGCAGCAGCGGTCCGTCATTCGGTGGTGTGGACTGACGCTTTTGTCAGGTCACGCATAGGTCGTAGGTGGGGACTCCTTCCTTCCCAACTCGAGTTGACTCGTAGGAGTCGCGTCGCCTGGCGGCGTGAGACTACTATGAGAAAGACTCGGGTTTTCAGTAAACTCCCTGTGCAAGACCAGCTTGCACTCAACCCGCAGTTGGAGTGGGTTGTTGGGGTTGCTGACCCAGATGAAAAAGAAGCCCTTTTGGACTTCTTTTGGACCTGGGGGAGAGATGGAGGAAGGAAAAGAGACGTATTCTCCCCATCAATTGGGGAGGTACGTCGGAGTTATAGGTATCGAAAGATACCTATTCGGAGCATACTGACTTTTGTCGGTCAGTTATGCTCCCCCGTCGTTCCGGAAATGGACGCTCCGGTTCGTACTTGGTTCCGATCGAGTATGAGTCGGAGAGGTACTTGGG